AAACCAAGAGAAAGAAGCAATCAAGTTTGGGATTCTTAAGAAGTTCAATATTGTTGGTGTCACGCCAGAGATTGTCGATCCTGATTACACATACTTGAAGTTTGAAACCACACTCAAGATGAACCCAGTCAAGACAACCAAAACTCCAAACGAAGTCAAGCAAGTGGTAAAGAATGCGGTAAATTCCTATGTCAACGGCAATCTTGGCAAATTTGGTGGAAACTTGTTGGCGTCTAGACTGTCTTCTAACATTGACTCGTCTGATACTAGTGTGGAGGCGAGTGGAACTGTAATCTCCCTAGAGAAGCGCATCTCTCCGAACTACGGAGTTGATGCAAACTATACCACCAATTTCTCAAATCCAATAGAGCCCGATACTATAACTTCAAACGGATTCTTGCATTTCGATGCAGCAAAAGCCTCGTTCTCTTTTCCATACTCTGTTGCATATCTGCGAGATGATGGAAACGGACAGATCAATGTAATAACCTACGAACCGCTACCAGACGCTGCTGTGTCACCTGCTTCATCAGTTTCTACCAATCCAACATCGTTGGCCGAGAAGCCCTTCCGAGTATTGAAATCTAGAGCAGGCAGCATAAACTACGGATCAGGGCAAGTTGATCTTCCAACACTAAACATTGCAGGACTTTCGGGTATCAATCCTGTGTTGAAACTTGGCGCACAACCTAGTAACTTCGCAGAGATTGTTGCAGACAAAAATCAGTTGTTGGTCATGGACAACACAGATCCAACATCGAACTTTGTCGATGTGAAACTTTCTACAGAAGGTAGACTGAACTCACCAAGTTCTGCAAGGAATCAGCCAAAGTTTCAAGCAGCAACCACACAACAACCCGATACCACACAGACACCGACACAAACAACCAACGCCGCAAAACCAAAAGAGTCTTCTCCGACTCCAAAAGGTTATCCCAAGTGTTGAGGTAATTCATGCAAGGATACGACAACAAACTACAACATTTTGTTGCTGGGCAAGTTCCAGAGTTTGTCTCTGCGGATCATCCCGTGTTTGTTGCATTCATGGAAGCGTATTTCGAGTGGTTACAAACCAACGAAGAAGGAAGAAGGCTTTCTCCGTTGACATTGCTAGATCAGAGAGATATCGACAACAGTTTGGATTCGTTTGTCAGTCTCTTTAGAGAAGAGTATTTGAAGCACTTTCCCCAACAACTGGCATTCGATCAAACCACAGGAGCGATCTTGGACGAACGCAAACTGATGAAACACATCAGAGCGTTTTACAAGGCAAAAGGAACAGAGAAAGCATATAGATTCTTGTTCTTGATTCTGTTCAACACATATGCTGAGTTGTATTATCCAAAGGTAGACATCCTTAGACTTTCGGATGGTAAGTGGAATACTCTGTACAAGATCAAAACCACATCCACAAATGGACGAAAACTATTCCAATATAACGGAGGCACTCTCTCACAAAGAGATGGTTCTGGCATATTGAAAGCGTATGCAAACATCAAAGGTATCATTCAATATACTCAGGGTGGATACGAAGTAACCGAGTATGTGGTATCATCTCCGTTCGGACAGTTTACACCAAACGCTCCAGTACAGATTTCAAATTCTTCACTCGCTGCTGTAACTGAAATTGTGTATACGGTTCTTACTGGATTTGATATTTGTGATACTGGAGAAGAAAACGCATCTATCGGTCAATCGTGGAGACTCTACAGAATCGGCGATCAGGTTGTGCTGTATCCGAAGAGCAACTATGGATTTCCTGAAGGCAATGGAGGATTCGGACAGATCATCGAGATCGACTATCTCAAGAGTCCATATTTTGCCAAAACAGGAGAGAGCGATGCTAGAGGTCCTGTAAAGCGAATGAAGATTGTGGATGGTGGGGTAAACTATAATCCCGAAGAATGGAAAGCAAAGATCATTTCTTTGGCTGGAAGAGGAACTGAAGTGGTTCCAGTATTCGGTGCAGTTGTAGAAGACTATGGATTTTACAGCAATGACGATGGCCATGTATCCTCTAAAAAGAAACTGCAAGATAACAGATTCTACCAAGACTTCTCGTATGTTGTGAAGACTGACGAATCATTTGGTAGATGGATCGACACTATAAGAAAGTTGATCCATCCGTCAGGAATGGCAGTATTTGCACAGCAGTATCTTTACAGAACCACAGGATATCGACTTGATGACAAGAACTTTGTACTTACATTTGAAGATCCCATCATCGGACACTACACACCATACCGATTCAAGACCTACGAAAATCTCAGAAACAATAGTCAAGGCATTGACTTGTATCCTGAAGGTTACAACCCGTTGTTGGGTACTGCGGTCGAAAATGGCGTAGATTCTCACGACTCAGGTGAAAGTCCTCTATCAGAAGACCTCATACAAGGCATACACAACATTTGGTGCTTGGATGCCGACCACAATTCATCGGACTATGAACAAGTCACAAGCAATAACATAACAGGCGGGTGTACAGGTACAGAAGAGTTGCAAGCAACTCACGAAACATGGGAACTTTGTACTGGAACTGGTCCTGGATGCTGCCTATCGCAGAATTACTGGATCGTGTACAGTCATCCGAACAGCAGAGGATATACAAACATACCCCCATGTATCTGTATCGGAGGAAACTCAGATTTCACTAGATTCTCTTACATCAAACTGAACGATTTCTTCCACATGATTGATGGAAGATACTATCACTCGTTTGTGCCTGAATTTACTAAGTTTGATGGATTTGAAACGGATGACTATGTTCCTGAAGAAACATCGTATGTTGCAGGAACACTAAGAGGACTTGGCATCAGATTTGATTCACAAACTGAGGCAAATGATAGACAACTTGCAACTCCGTTTGATCCAAAAACGCAGGGACAAAATCTTAGTGGTTCAGTCACTAGGTTTACACCTAGATAAGCAGAGGTAAACTAATGGCATTTGATACTCGTATCCGCAACAAGTTCCGCGCAAGTCTAGCAGAATCTTTGCTAGATGAGTTTGATTCTCTTTCCAATTCTAGGTTCTTCTTGTTCTTTGGAAAGAACTCACAATGGAGCAATGAAACTCGCCCAGATTTGGTTGTCGATTGTGTTCGCGGTGATCTAGATGCGTGGATTGATATGATGGGAGCCATCCGTATTGGTAGAAGTGATGTATCACTAGTCATTCCTAGAAATCTTTGGCAAAACGGAGCAGTTTACGCAGAATATGATGATGTAGTTGATTTGGCAAATCCGTACAATCCGAAACAATTCTATGTAACCACATCTGAAAACAAGGTATACAAATGCATTTCCAATGAAGGTGGAGAACCTTCAACCGATCAACCAACTTCAACAAGTACAAGTATTTTCTGCACAAGTGATGGATACCGATGGAAGTTCATGTATCAGATTCCTGATGATATGTACTCCAAGTTTGCCACCGATACACGAATTCCAGTAGAGTTTATCAAAGATGGATTTAACTTTGCGGGCGGTCTTAGCAATGTCAGATCGCTTCAACTTGCTGTTCAGCAGTCTGCCATAAATGGATCAATTGACCATGTGATCCTTACATCTCTAGGAGATTCATTTCCACTCACAAGCATTAGCACAAATCAGATGGTTGCTGTGCCTGGTAGAGTGGGAGACACAAAGGTTTGGGTTACTCCCGCAGGACTTCCAGTTGGAGGAAACTTGAACTCCGAAGGCGGGTTAGTTGGCTATAGCGTATATTTCAAGAGTGGTTTAGGATCAGGACAAATTCACGAAATTGAGTTTGCAGAATGGGGAGAACCTTCTACCGCATATGCGGGATTGCTTGGATTGACCATTAAAGAACCACTTGCTCGACCCGTATCTGCTTCGGGAGAAAACAGAACAGCATTCGACATTGTTCCAACAGCAAAGGTGTTTGGTGATGGATTTGGATGCGAACTACTTTGTAAAATGGAAGCAATCACAGGAGCAGAGTGCAACAATACTTACCAAATTGATCGACTAGAAATTCTAAGAGCGGGGAAAAACTATACGAATGCAACCATCGTTATTGGGCCAGTTACTGCAAAGGCGCCCGCAGCAAGAGCAATCATATCTCCGCGTGGTGGACATGGATCTGATGCAATCACAGAACTTGGTGCATCTGAGATTATGGTTTTCTGTTCTAGCAGAGCAGGTATAGCAGGAGATTTGCCAGCGATCAACAACTTCCGACAGTTTGGACTTCTTAGAAATCCAAAGTTGGGAAGAGGCGCAAATGCAGGTCAGTTTGCAGGTAGCGACGACTTGGACGGGTACAAACTCAGAATAACCAAACCAAGAACCATCGTGGTGAAGATCAAGTTTTGGGCATCAGAAGTTGCAGGGAGACACACATATAATGCTTCTACGGGAAACTATGTGCCTGGTCAACTAATCAAACAAGCAATCAGCGGTGCAACTGGTAGAGTTGTGCGATGGATACCTCCCGTTGCTGTATCTTCTGAAAATTGTTGTGCGGCAATCACAGGACCAGATCCTACTGGATATGTGTATATCGAACCTCTAGAAGATAGCGTTTTCAGCAACGATCAAAACCTTCCCATTGTTGGATTCAACGATGCAGGACAAGAGATAGGCCCATCATATTGGTATTTCCAAGAGGAAGACAATTTTATTTCTACGCTTGGGTATACATCTGAGTCATTTGACATTGGTAAGTTTGTGGTCGGAGTGGATTCGTTGACTACTGCCAGAATTGTTGGCTGGGAAGTTGGAACGGACGGAACAGACGGATATCTTGTATTGAGCGATGTCAATGGAAGATTCCGTGGAGCAACTGTAGATGCGCTTGGAAATTATGTGGAAGGTGAAAGAGTCATACAGGTTTCGGGAGTAAATCCATTCTCTGGCGTATGGAATGGAAGCAACATCAGCAGCACAGGTGTTCGAGAAACAAACATTGGCATTGTTAGCGGTGATCCTCAACGAGAAACACTAACGAGAGCATCATACAGTCAAACCTATAAGATAAATGCCAAGGTTCTAAACAATACCCCAAGTCTAGTAGATATTAATGGCGTATCTTACCTTTCATTGGACAGCACTATTGATGTGTTGGAACTTACCACAGGTACTGAAGGAGCAAATGATGCCGAGTATCGCAAGATAGGTGCTGCATCTGTGGTGGACTACACCATTACCCAATCTGAGTCTGAGCAAGCGGTGAATCTAGAATTGACTTCTCTTAGAGGTTGGGACAGATCATTTGATCCGTTTGATAGCACCACAAAAGAAGGCATTTTGCTTGGATTCGGAACAACTGAAAGTGGGCAACCAGTTTATGTCCTAACCATAGACGAGATCCCCATTTCAGACAACATTCCTTCGATAACTCGCGGGGATGTCACCGAGCCAGACCTTCAGATTAATAGTGGTGAAGTCGTATACATAGACAATATCAGGGCAATTACTCGCAACCCCGAGCGGCTTGAAGAGTTCAAGTTGATTCTAAGGTTCTAAAGGACTAAGAATGGCAGAGATCGAACCAACACAATTCGCAGGCTTTCCGTACTACGACGACTATCAGGACAGCAAGAAGTTCATCAAGATGCTGTTCAAGCCTGGCTATGCGTTGCAGGCCCGCGAACTCACACAAGTACAGACGGTTCTGCAAAAGCAAATCAGCAGATTTGCCAATCACATCTTCAAGGATGGAAGTCCAGTTGTCGATGGACAGTTGGGTGCGGTGGATTGCAGTTTCATCCGCATCGAAACTGCAATCACAGGAACAACAGCCGATGGCACGCAGGGACAAGTAACAGTTACTCCCTCTCAGTTTGTTGGAAAAATCATCGTCAATGATGTTTCATCAGAATCTACAGTTCCACAACTTCGCATGAAAGTTCTTCATGTGGAAGCACCCACAGATCCAGACCCGTACCATGTTCTGTTTGTCGAGTATCAAAATTCTGCCACCGTGATAGATCCAAATACAGGCGAAAACAGAAACATCACAACTCTGAAAGACCTATACGATCAGATTACAGGTGCTGCCTCCACATTGTCGGTGGTTACTGTACTTGACGACACCAATCAAGAGATTGCAACTGATATTCAATGCCAGATCAAAAAATCATCGTCAAATTCGGACGAAAGTGTAGATAAAATTGCTACTTTCGGAGAAGCAACTCTAATATCGAACCAAGACGGCATCTATTACATTGACGGTGCGTTTATCATGGCATCGGCACAGACTATCGCGCTGAAGCGAAAGGCCAGACTACAAAGCACAGTACTTGGACTTGGAGTTCCACCCGAAAGTGATGCAGTAGAAACTGAATGGACAACTGCTCCTGGCGATGTTCCTGAAATCGGAGGCATCGGAGAAGGTTGGACATTTGTTACAGGTATGCAAAGCAGTTTAGTTGGAGTCAGACTATTTCAGTTCCCATCGTGCCGAGTTGGATTTACGATTAAGCGAGAAGTAATTGATGCAGATGTTGATAGAACTCTTCTAGATCCTGCATACGGTTCTTACAACTATGCGGCGCCTGGTGCTGATCGCTACAAAGTTGATCTAGTACTAGATCAACTGGCATTCACCAATCAAGATACTCTCGCAGATGCAGACCAGTACAAAACGACTAACTTCGTTGAGTTGACTCGTGTGGTGGACGGAACTATTCGCTATTCGGTAAAGTATCCCATCTATAGCGAACTAGAAGAGACTCTTGCCCGCAGAACCTATGACGAGTCGGGATCGTATACGGTTAAGCCATTTGAAATCGACATCGAAGAATACTTCAATGACGAAAAGATGTGTGTGCTTAGAGAAACCGTTAGAGAAATTCAAGGTTCTCCAAACTCGACACCATTTTCGGTAAGAAACGAAGACGGCACATCAGAAGTTTCAGATGGATTTCAGGCAAACATAAGCATCTATGGATACCGAAATGACGCTTTGGCATGGAAGGGAATTGTGTCAAACGCAGATACATTCCTTTCTCGTCAAGGAGAAGTAGATTTTAGATCAGGTGGATATGGTACAACTTTGATGCACATGATATTTGGCACTCCATTAGAGGGTGATATCATGGTGTCTGAGTCTTACACCAAACCAAACATCAACAACAAGTTTTTCTTGAAATCTGAAATTCCAGTAACAGGAGATGTGTTCGACGAACTGTATACGAAGGGTGATGGAGAGCCTAGAAAGGTTCTATCGCAGCAAGGAGAAGACCCTCAAGATTACCTGGCAGTATTTCCTCATGTCAGTACATATTCCGATGGTCGATTTAATGGAAAGTATACGCTAGGTCGATTGTATCCTGAGTGGGCGTCTGCATCAGAAGACCCCGAATCATCTGAAGTTGTATCTGCCATAGAAGACGCAAAGAGCAAACTGGTAGTTGGTGTTGGTACAGGAAAAGCATACATCTACGGATATGAATTTGAGAATCAAAACACCAAGTTCATTCCAATTGAAAAGGCAAGAGAGTCAGAAGCAGTTGTTGGAGAAGAAATCAACCTGCTTCTTGGAAACTATGTGATCTGCGAACCACCTGTAACTGGTGATCTTTCTGCTCCAAGTACGCTGAAACTTCCTGCATGGAGTTCGCATCCAAAAGTTGAACTTTGGAATCAACTATCACCTAATGCCGTTACTGGTAACGAAAATGGAAACGCTTTAGTCGGTACTGCGCGTATTCGCGGAGTAACACCAACCGAAGATAAAGTGAATGTGCATCTATGCGACATTCAGATCAACGATGGTCGTTACTTTGCAGACTTCGATCACATCCGATTCCGTTATGAAAATGTAGAAGATACTGTAGTTACTGGCGATCAGATTGCAGGAACGGTGGAGTTGTTTAGCATTTCGATCACAGGTGGTCCGTCTGGATTTGGCGGAACATCATTTACTGAAGTAGAGCAACTTGGGCCCGAGGGACCAGTTCTAATTCGATACCATGACACCATCCTGTTTTCTCCGAAGGCCAATCTTGCTATCTTTGATCTTCCTTCTTTGTGTTCTTTGAAACAGATTACTGAGTTTGCAAAGACCAAGTATGATTGCAAGAAAACCTTCAGCAAGCAACTGATCTCTAGCGGAACTGGAGCAGGTCCTACATTCCAAGCAGATAGTAGTTTGGTTTGGAGACAATATGGAAGCGGAAGCAACTTGATGTGGATTCTCAGCAATCAGACATCGGGTGTAGGTATTGTTGCGAATACCGCTGGCGCTTCTAGCAATACGCTATACACATTCAAGGCGAGTTCTGCTGCCAACTATGCATTTCAAGCAAAGATAAATGCAGCATTGGCGACTAGTGCTTCTTACTTTGAAGCAGACGATCTAGACAAAATCATGGTGTTCAATGCAAACACCAATCAACTCTTATCGGTTGGTGCAATCTCCGATGCAAACTCTCCGATCAAAGCAGTAGTAAATTCAGATAAAACTGTGATGTATATTGTGTATGCTCCTACAGGTGGCGATACTCTTGGTATTACAACCAAACCTTTCCACATGGAAACTGTGGTTGCTGCTCAGACAGCAGGTAGCGCAAACACGACAAACTTTAGAAAGAAGACCGCAGCCGTTATTTCAGAATACGCAGGCGAGATATGGAACAAGTACTTTAACGATGACGGATACTTTATGGTTCCTCTCCAAAACTGGGAAGGCATTTTCCAGTTCAACGGAGATGATTCAGATGATCCGTGGAATGTAAACTACACAGATGATGGTCAAAATGGATGGGATTTGTGGACCGAAGATGATGACGGCTCGGCAAACAATACAAACTCATTCTTGAGTCCAACCTTGCCAGACGAATATGTTACTAGCCTTGGATTCTCAGATGTGCTATCTGTTGAAGAAGTTCTTGTGTGGGACGCAACAAACTCAGAAGAAAATCTCACAGGCAAGCGAGATATTACCAAGTACTTTGAGTTGATTAGTGGAGTCAATGACAATTTCTACGATCATGCCAGGATTGTTATTCGCAAGAGTGCTTTGCAGAAACTCAAGACACAATATCCCGGCATCTTCAAGAATAAGGGCGGAGAACTAGACTATACTCTGTTTGTTCGCTTCAAATTCTTGAAGCACAGCGGTAGTGGTCCGTTCACCATAAACTCATATGAACACAATGACCATCATCCATTCTTCAATCGTTACGAAGATATTCCGCTTTACACAAGTCCTGTATACGGATATGCATTTGAACTTCGTAACTGCTTAGACTACAGACCGTCTAGAGAAAATTCTACACCTGCTAGAGTCGCAACCGCTTTGTCTCAGTCTGTTGACTTTACAGATACAGAAGCAAATCGTCCAAATGCATTGGATGAAGATTGTCCATTACGCGATAACTCGTTGGTACAAGAAAGCACAGGAGCATTCATTGCTCGTGGTGCCAGAGGAGATTCGGAAACAGTTCTTCCTGCACTTGGATCAAGTGGCTCTAGACCCGCAGTAACCTACGACTATTTCACTTCCCGTAGAGACAAACTAGTTCTACTAAAGAATCGTGAATTCCAGATCATTGCTGGCAAATCTGCGATTCGTCCCGAATCTCCCAAAGATGTGCCAGAGTCTATGTCTTTGTATACACTTTCTCTGCCTCAATACACATTCGGTCCTGAAGATGTTCTAGTGGATTACATTGATAATAGACGCTTTACCATGAGCGATATTGCCAAACTAGAAAAGCGCATCGAGCGTGTAGAGTACTATACTACCCTGACTCTGCTAGAAAAAGAAGCAGCAGAACTCTCTATTCCCGATCCTGCATTGGGTGGAGCAGAGCGCATCAAGAATGGAATCTTTGTTGACAACTTCAAGGGACATGGTGTAGGAGATGTGTTTAGTCCGTACTATTCGTGCGCCATGGATTTCGACAAAGGACATTTGCGCCCAAGATTTAATACTCGTCATATCGAATTTGCACCAGTACCCCTATCTGCAACAAACACAGATTTCAAGGTTTCGCCAGATGGAGTTGTTACCTTGTGGTATGATGACACATCTCCCAATCGCTACATCATTCAACCCGTAGCAAGCAGAGCGATTAGTGTCAATCCATTTGATATCGTAAGTTGGCTGGGAAGCGTGTCTATGACTCCAAGTAGTGATACATGGATCGACACCAATACCAAGCCAGCAGTTACGATCAACTTGGAAGGTGAAAATGATGCATGGCAGGGCATGAAGAATGCCTTTGGAACTCAATGGAACGATTGGGAAACCGCATGGACAGGTGTTCGTGCAACTACTACCGAGTCACTAGGAGAGAAATCTTCTAGCCAGTTCTTAGATGCTCCCCACACTCGTAGAGCGCCTGATGGTGTTATGCGTCAACGCCGGCGGACAACCACAACTCGCACAAGTCTTGTGACTGAAACAGTTGATCGTAGGCAAACCCGCGAGGGAATCAAAACTACCATCACCCCGCAGCGTGTCACCAAAGAACTTGGAGATAGAATTGTAGATGTGAGCGTGGTTCCGTACATCCGCTCTAAGCAAATTACAATCATTGGCAATTCTCTGAAACCAAACACAATTCTTCACGCATTCTTCGACAACACTTCGGTGGATCAGTATTGCTTGTTTGGTGGGCAAAAGGTAACTCCGTCCAATCCAATCAAGACTAACAATGCCGGAGAAGTGGAAGTGGTATTCAATTTGCCAGGCGGAGTGTTCAAGACTGGCGAGCGGCAGTTCAGACTCACCGATAGTGCAACAAATGACTTGCCAAGAAGCAACACCTCTGCGGATGCAAGTTACTTTGCACAGGGAATGCTACAAACCAAAGAGAACACCATCATATCTACTCGCGTTCCTGTGATTAGTCGTCAGACAGTTACAGAAGATCGTGTAGTGCGAGATGTGGTTACGCGAGTACAGACTGATTCCACTTCAAGTATTACTTGGCGCGATCCTCTCGCTCAGACATTCTTGGTTGATGTTGCCAAGAATCCAAAGGGAGTTTGGGTACACAGCATTGACTTGTTCATCAAGAATGCACCAAGCGGGGAATCTGCACCACCGATTCGCGTACAGATCAGACCAACAGTAAACGGATATCCGCATTCGTCAATGGTTCTGCCGTTCGCGGAGGCATCTTTGAATGCCGATCAAGTTAACCTTGCAAGTGGATTGGGAGATGGTGAGATTCCTTCTGTAGATGATGATAGAACATACACTCGCTTCAAGTTCTCTACTCCTGTTTATTTGATTCCTAACGAATACGCCATTGTCATTATGAGCAACAGCGCAGAGTACGAATGCTATATCGCAGAAATGGGTGAGGTTGCAATTGGTACTGAGGGAACAAGAATCACTCAGCAACCATATGCAGGTGTGTTCTTTAAATCGCAGAATGCAAGCACTTGGTCTGCGGATCAGAACACCGACTTGATGTTTGCCATCAATACCTGTAAGTTTGCCACATCAGATACTCCGCTTGAAGTTTCGTTTGCTCCCGTACAAGGTCAATATGGATTTGAAAACGGAGAAGATCCATTTGAAGTGGATGCTATGAAAGTTGTTGCTCAACTTCTTAAGTTTGACGATAGCACAGTAAATGCAAAACTTGCACTAACTGATAGCAACGGAGGAGTTCAGGAGTTTGATATTCCTCTGAATGAAAACTTTGCACCACGACCAGTTGCATTCCAGTTGGATGAAGATAGCAGACTAAAACTGCAATTCACCAATAGCGATGTCAATGTTTCTCCGTGCATTGATTCAGAAAGACTCAGCGCCATTCTGATCGACAATATCATTGGTTCTCCGATACCCGAAAGTAATAATTGGGAAGTCGAGTATAAAGCCAGACCTCCATATGATGTGGACGAAGTTGACTCCAACGGAAATCTAGTGTATCCCGTGAGCAGATACATTTCTCGTAGAGTTGATCTGATATCAGGTCTAGAATGTGATGACCTTAAAGTGTACTTGAGTGCAAATCTTCCAAACTACACCTATGTAAATGGATCTAGTGGACAGAACACCGAGATCAAGACTGCTATTGAAGTTTGGGCAAAAATTCAAACTGGAGATTCGGATGTTCCGTTTGATGATTTGAACTGGATGCGAATGGATGTTAACCCGCTGCAAGCAACTCAGATTGCAACCGATGAGGTTACTTTCACCGAGTACGCTTTCACAATGCCAGAGTTCTTCTATCCAATTCCATCAGCAGCAAGGACGGCATACAGCAAAGCAGAACAGCAATTTGCAGTTCCGTTTACTAGATACGCCATCAAGATTGTCATGTACAGCAACAATGGAACTATCGTACCCAAAGTTAAAGACCTCAGAGTAATCGCGGTGGTATAACACATGGCAAGCCCCAAAAATAGACCAACACTATCTTCAAACCTTTCACCCCTCACTACCGAACTTAGTGTGGTTGACAAGGACACTCGACAGGAACTAACCATTGTTTTATTGAATGGTTTGGTTGCAAACTACCAAAAAAATACAACTGCTCTTGCTTCTGAAGTGCAACGAGTGGAAGGCATGCCTGGTGTTCAGTTTTCAGCGGATGTTGCCAGAGTTCAAGCAGCGAATGACAAGAGAAATGCAAAGACTGACAAGAGAAATACATCCGATACCATAGCAACACTCAGTGAAAACATTGCTGCTCTACAAACACAGATTCAAGCACTGCTGCTGCGCTATCCTCTTTTCACAGTAACACCATCTCCGACACCAACAAAGACGGTGACGCCGACTCCAACCAAGACACCTACAAGAACACCCACACCAACACCCACACCAACAAGATTCCCTGAGTTTAGTTCTCCTCCATCGTCACCAACCACGACACCCACGGCAACTACAACCCCGACACCCACAACAACGCCAACTAGAACAGTTACGCCTTCGGCGACTGCAACTCCAGTATCAGCAACACCAAGCGTAACGGCAACTATAACTCCAACAGTAACGGTAAATGTAACACCAACAGTAACACTAACCAATTCGGTGACTCCAACAGTAACGGCATCTGTAACACCATCACCATCACCATCATAACGGTATAAGTAACAGAGGAATAGAGTAATCAATGTCTACTTGCGATCCAAATACAAATCTAACAGGTTGTGAGCCTCCATTTCCTCCTCAACCTACACCAAGTCCAACTCCGGCAGACTTGTCGTTATGCATTTGTGATGTTGGTTCTGGCCTAACTGGTGTAGCAGGAACTCTTGACAACATTGCGCCAGATTCGCAGACTACTGGAACTTCTAGTGAAGGGTATGTGGTAGATGTATTTGTTCGCAAAGATGTGGCATCTTCTGGCACTCAACTAGAAGACGCTTTCTATCTGAGATGGGCTGCTCCACTAGCAGGAGAAAACTTCTATGATCCTGCAAACTACTCCAACAATTGTGGGTTTGCTCCAACCCTATATGCTTTCCGAGGACAATGGATTGTTTTCAGACAGCAAGACTCTTCCAATGTAGATCATCCAATCTGCATAACAACAAGCGCCACAGGAGATGTTGACTCGGTTCTTTATACCATTACGGGTACAGCAGAAACCAACGGAAACATCATCTATAGAAACGGTTCAGTAGAACTTGATTCTCCAGCCGAAAACAACTCATACGACCACTACTTGGATCTCGTGGGAACTTGTCTAAGCAGCACTTGTGACGCAGAGTGGGATTGCAACGGCGAACCCAGACCTTGCCCAAATCTTGCTTTCAGAATTCCAGCGTGCGCGCCAGATGTTCTGTACTATCGTCACTATACAGAAGGCGGCAATGAGATTCGTGGCGGAAAGATTGTTATTCTCGGTGCTTTGCCTGGATTTGAATGCACCACAGATGAAGAGTGTGTTCCTCACGAAAGACCGTGGGAAATACCTCTTGCTCCTCTATCGTTGGGCGATACTTTCTACGAGTGGTACAATACCACAAACAATATCATTGCAGCACTTGATCCGCTTCGCATCTATGATGTTAAGGCATTGGGTGGACTTAAAGAACTCATTCCTGCAACGAATGGAATTCTGTATCTAGAAGCAGATGTGGGTCCTGGTCTTCGTATTTACCCACCCACCTCTCCTCTGAACGGGCTACCACAAGATTGCGCTTCGGGCAAAATTGTGCTAGACATCTTTGGTCTACCTGAAGTCGAAGTCACAGGAGCGTTTGATCCATTCGAGGATCGAAAGTCTAGAAACCAAGTTAAAGAAACAGACTTGTTTGTATTTGAGCGATTTGTAGACGATGATGGCTTTGGATCTCGCAGAGGCATTGATCCGCACAACACACCAGCCAATATCTTCAAGGTGAAAGCAGAAAATCTTTTGCCGTACACAATTGCAGGCGATCACAGATTCACAGGCAAGATTGCATTTGAATCTCCTGCCATGGAGATCAACGCAACGAAACTCACGATTGATGACAAGGCTATCGAACTGGGAGCCAGTCCATTTATTGAGTTTAGCGTTGTACTAGTAAGTGGAACGGCTGCACAACTCATTGCGGGTATGAGTCACGATCCTGATGGAGACTCGTACTATTACGAAGGTGACTCAGAAACAGATGGCACAACTCCAGGCAACACTTATACTGGACTTACGGGCGAACTTGTCGTTCAAGAGCATATCGTATACAGCACCTACGCAAGAACAGAGCCTAAGCCCGATACTGTCGGAGAGTACACAGACGATCCATATGATCTAGTAACAGGCGACTATCTGAATCGTGGTCCTGGATACAATCCGACCGACACAGATGGTGGTGGCAATCTAATTCACAGCGATGATGCTGGAACAGAGCAAGTTCCCGAACTAATTGGAACCGAATACTCTCGTGCTACCATTCTTTCTATCAGCAATATCACAGACGGTACTGCAACTGTAAAGGTTCGTGTATACAACGATGTACCGTTTGTGACAGGTAAAGTTGCATACACCACCCGAAGCGGTGTGCGCTTCACCATTAGTAGTATTGCAGGACAATCAGGAACCGACACCGATATCAATGGTGGTGGTGTCATTCTTAATTCCACAGATGGAAACAAGTCTATTCTGTGGGCGAACAGCAACGATGCATGGACGCTGAATCAGAATCTAGCAGTAGATACTCGATTCCATGTACTCACTCCGTTCAATATAGCAAACGGAACTACAAATTACGCTGATAATTCGAGTGGAGCGCACGATTATTGGAATGTGCATCAGTATATGGATGTCACTACACTCACAGGAAATCATTGCCTGGGCAGTAGCGACGACGGACTCTTACACTTTGCATATGTTCCCGTGGGAGTCATAGGAACAAACGGTCATCTGCCTGCTTTGAGTATTCTGCCATGCGGTGGCATCTATATCCACAATCTCACTTGCTCTCCGCAGTTCAAGGTTGAGGGAGGACTGACTCCAAATAGTATTGTAGTCTCTAATGAATTTGGTGTGTTGCACCACACTCAGCAAGATCGAATCTTTGTGCCTGTTACTGGCGCTGTCAACTACACCGACTTTGAAGTTGGAGATGTGGTTGGTATTGCTGCAAATGGTGCGCTGTTCTTGGCACAAGCAGACAATCGTGATGATGCAGAAGTGCTTGGAATTGTGGTGCAACAGATCACAGGTGGTGGTGACGATTGCGATATCGGAGGAGGAGCAGCAGCATCCGAA